TATTTTTTATACCCATTTTACGAACAGGAGGATGATATTATGGCAACTGGTGTCAGAAAAAGAGGCTCAACTTGGTCTTACTATTTTGATACAGCAAAGATCAATGGAGAACGAAACAAAATCGAAAAGGGCGGCTTCCGGACGCAAAAAGAAGCATTAGATGCAAGAGCTGCTGCCATAGCTGAGTATAATAATTCAGGCAGAACTTTTTCTCCAAAAGAAATCAGTGTTTCTGATTATCTCGACTACTGGCTAGAAACTGTCATACATAAAAACGTAGATCATGGCTATAGCTATAACACTTACCGCGATTACGAATCAAAAATACGGCTGCATCTGAAACCTGCTTTTGGTATCTACCGTTTAAGCAGCTTTCAATATGCTCCGGACAAAGTGCAAGAATGGGCTGACAGTATGAAAGTAAAAGGATTTTCAAAGAGCATGATCCAGAACACACTGACCTGCCTTCAAGGTGCTATGAACTATGCAATATTGCCATTGAAATACATCCAGGCAAATCCCTGTGTTGCTGTAAAAATCGGTAAGATGCCTATGGACATGACCGCAAAAGCACATACGGAATATATCTGTTCTGCCGAAGAATTTAACCAGATCCTGAAACGCTTCCCGGCAGATAACTGTTTTCATCTGTCGCTGGTTGTTCCATATAATACCGGAACCAGGATCGGGGAAACATTTGCTATTGATTTAAGCCAGGATGTAGATTTTGAAAAGCACGAATTGAGAATACATGGACAGATGCAGAAGGTTGAAAAGACCTGGTATATAAAGCCGCCAAAGTACGACTCTTACCGTACTATAAAAATGGGTGAAACTTTGGAAAAAGAATTAAAATTCGCCATTCAGCAAAGACGGATAAACAAACTGAAATACGGAGGGGCTTACTCAAAAACATACCTGCTGCCGGATCGCTCAATTGCTCAGATCCGTGCCGACATAGATGTACCTTATAAAGAAATATTACCCTTGTGTGTCAAAGAAAACGGTGCCTTGCTGACTCCGGATTCTTTCAAGTACTGTGCAAGAATTATCCACTATGAATTGAATAATCCGCTGTTTCATGCACACTGCCTGCGGCATACACACGGCACGATCCTGGCAGAGAATGGAGTAAACCCCAAAACAGTCATGGAACGATTAGGACACAAAGATATCACAACAACATTGCAAACCTATACATTCAATACCGATGCTATGCAGCAGACGGCGGTCGATGTTTTTGAAAATGCAATACAAACACAATAAAAAAAGGCGGTTGAACATCCCTGTTAAGTTCAGAGTGTTCAACCGTTTTTCCGTTCAACTACAATATTTATTTTTTTAGGGTGGCAAATGGGTGGCAAAACGACTGAACTTTGCACCTAAAATCCTGCAAATCCCCTTATTCCCTCACAAGTTTTACTGCACTTTCTACGTGCACCGTATATCTATAGGTCTAATAGTTAAGTCTTACACCGCCCTGCACATCCTCAATAATATTTAAAAATCTATGTTTATGCAATAGTTCAATCTTTAAATCTTTTTGTTTCTGTATCTTACATTTCTCTGTCGGTGGCAAATCGGTGGCAATGCCACCATTCTACTACACCCTCTCTACCTTCTTAAGATATACCCATCCTGCACCGCTTTTCAGCTTGCCGAATCCGTTCTTTTCTTCTACGATTTCGTACTTACCTGGCTGCAAAAATGTTCTGGCAGCACTGTATGTTTTTGCCGGTCCTGTTCTGATCGGGACATTCGCAGTTTTCGGCTGTACCTTATATGGCAACTTGGAGGATGTGTAGACCTTTTTTCCGGCATCGTTGTAGACATGATAACCGGCGTGCTGATCTGCACACTGCTTCGCCTTCTTGATTGTCTGAAACGCTCCGATCTGGCTACTGGCGTTCTTCCAGGTCTTGCGGACACGGTACCACGGCTTGGTGGTTGCTGGGAGAATATCGCCATTCTGACCGGAAATGGCTTTTTTGAACGCATCCCAGGTGTATGTACCTGTATTGTATACATACGGATTCGGGCAGATTTTCCCGGTCACGTCATAGTGACGGATCACATGGTCTGCCGGCACATTGTATTTTTTCATCAGGTATCTTGTCAGCTCAGCCGCCGACTGTACCGTTGCTCCCTCAAAATACCAGTCTTTGTCTGTTGCGTTCATTGTTTCTGTGGATTTCTTCCGCACGCACATCTCAATGCCGATGCTGTTCGCATTCCTGCATTCCGGGTGCCTGTAGCTGCTTGCCCCACAATGCCAGGCAATGTTTTTATCTTCTACGCACTGCCAGATTTCGCCGGCGAAACCGACAAAATAATGTGCGGATGCCCCACGATCACCGCCGCCATAGTATGCACAGTTTTCCTTTGCTCCGCCCAGTGCCCCGACATAATGGACCACAATGTATCTGACCCTGGAGATGCTGCCGGAATTAAAGTTGTACTTTGAAATCATGCGGTTGATTTTGTTCATAGTCTCTGCCTGCCTTTCTTTTTTAAATCGAGGGAACGCTTATGCGTCCCCTTTTTTCTCTGCTTTTTGTGTCAGTATATCAATCGCCCCAGTAATCACTGCCGGCAGCGGTATGCCCATCAGTCCGGCATTCTCTACGATACTGATCAGCTCGTTCGCCATAAATCCGATGATCACAGCATTCCTGATGTAATCCACACCGATCGCCAGATCCAACCGGTATGCCACCAGAACAAACAGCAGCGTCATGCATTTCCTGCACAGACCTTTCCAGCCTGTCCGGCTTTCCAGTGTTCCGGATTCCGTCTTCTTGCTGTTGTGGAACACACCGGCAGCAATCAGACCGGATATGTAGTCAATTGCCATGAAAATGATTAAAGTTACAAGAGCCTGATCCCAGCCTCCAAAAAAATAAGCAATCGTCCCACCGATTGCTCCTGTGATCGTGCAAACCATTTCTTTTTTCATCCTCGTTAGTCTTTCCTTTCTTGTTACTCTGTGAGAACATTGATTCTTCGCACCCAGATACCTTCGCCGTTCTCGTTGGCTGATATCATCATATACTTTGCATTATCCGGAACAGTAACGATATAATCACAGTCCCCTTCTTCTTCGATTTCTACAGCTGAAACCATTGTGAATCCGGCACTGCTGTTATCAACTGCAAAAATAATCGGATATTTTCCGCGTCCACTACCGGCTCGTGATACCATGCTCGTATGTATGATATACCGTTCGCCTCGTTGTACATTCAGTGTTGTACACTGTGTTTTTGCCCCTTCCATAAGTACACACGAACTGCCAGCATCTTGTGCTTCCCACAGTTTGCCGTCTGTGATAGACACTGTTTTTTCTACTGAAAAAATTGCCTGTACATTCCGGACATCCTTGCGTGTTTTTGCCATCAACGCCTTACTCTGTCCTGTAATACCTGCCATCTTTGTTTCCATATCTTTTACGTGCTCATTTGTATAACTCTTACACGCCTCAGCGTTATTGTAACATTCTTGGATGCTGTCATGGATCGACTGCCGGACATCCCGCCCGTAGACTGCCGCCAGTATCTTTTTTAAGTTCTCTGTTATAGCCATTCCTGTTCCCCTTTCCTATGAAAATGTCAGCTTCAACGCCGCACGCACACCACACGGTGCATTATTGACTGCGTTAGTTGTGTTCGGCATAGTGGCTGCAACAGAAACCATGTTTCGGTTAATAACGCCACGGTAGGACGATGCCGCTACCAGTGTGGATGCATTCCCGCCGTAAACATAATTCCCATTCTGCCGGATCTGCAGTCCAGTTGCTGATTCTATCTTGACAGAACTGCAACCGACAATCGGTGTCGATACCGGGATACAGAACTGCACCTCCTGTCCCATGGATGTCACATAGCCTGCTGTGAAACATTCAACGCTTATGCTGTCGCCCTTGGTCAGGATATTCATGTTTCCGACCACGTACCAGTATGATCCGCTGTAGACCAGTTCCAGGACTGTGTACTGCTCGATCAGTTCTGCCGGGATGTTGCTGTTTTTGTAGTAGATCGGCTCCGCTCCGGTGGCATTGACATTCAGTGTTGGATTTGCAACTGTGTTTGCATAATTGAAACGGACTGTGATCCGAGATCCTACTGCCAGTTTGAAATTTGACAGACTCACTGTTTTTTTTGCGGTCGCTCCCGATGTATAGCACACTGCATAGTGGGATATACTTGATGATCCATCAAAATTCATACCGTCAACAGTCACTGCCGTTTTTAATTTCGTTGCTGTTCCGGCGTTTCCAGATATGTCTGTCTGACCGTTTTCAATCAGATTATCAAACTTGTTGAACATAGCTGGTGTCATTAGACCCGGTGTAGTTGCAGTAACTGTAGGGATAGACACACGACTATATCCATCTCCAACATTCAGATCTAAGAGTTGATTTTTTTCATCATAGCTAAGGGTCAGCTCTTCCCATGTTCCATCAGCACACAGGAAATTTCTCCACATACTTTTATCCGGTGCTGGAACCAATCCCGCACTTCCGTTGTTCATAGAATTTGCCCCGGCAAAATTCTCGATACCAGCCAGCTTATTTTTTTCTTCTGTGGTATAGTCATTCGTAGATAAACCCTTGCCTGTTACTTTATCTACTTTTGAATCTAATGCATCCTCTTTTACTTTTTCAATTGATTCTTTAACAACTGTATCTTTAATATCTCCTACCGCCATCTCGATATCTTTTTGCAAATCCTCCTGCGTCACCATGCGTTTCACGTTTCCAGCATCAAAACATAAATAAGCCGCTCTTCCATCCTGTGTATTTGGATCACCTGAAAGAACCACTGCCCACTCTGCTGGAAGTAATTTTTCCGGATCAAATTTCCCATGCTCACCTCTACGCATCTGTATAGCCATTATCTCACCCCTGACTTTCTATGATTGTTCTTACACTTTTGATATTGCCATTACAAGAGCTTTCCAAAAGTTGTGCTTTTCCAAAAGAGAAATTCGCATGTGTAACAAAAAAGTAAAACGAATTTTGTCTTCCATCTGTAACAGTTATACAATCTCCTGCAACAATACTTGGATCGCTTAAACATGAAATTGATAACTCCCTTGCAAAATACCCTGTTGAATGATATATACCACAAAGTTCAGCAAGATCCTTTATCTTATTTGCATATGTTGCATCTACGCTACAATCAATAACAACTCTTATAACACTACTATTTTCGAATACGGTATTACGATCAAACCATAAATTTCTAATCTGCTTTTTGTTATTTGAAGCATACTCTATTTGAAATCCTGTAATCCATATAATGTCAGTACTTATTTTTTTACTCAAAACATTGTATATATGAGCATCTCTTACTCCAGGATGTTGGGCACCGTTTAGAGAAGTACCAGATGAATAATCTTTAAAATCTCCTCCATCTTTATCATCTTCCACTCGATACGCATATGGACTATTCCTGAATTTTCCACCGTTAATAATGTTATTTTCATACGGTAAACTTTCAAAACTATTTATAATGGATTGTAATTTTAACGTTCCATCTTCTGAAATTCTCCAATAAGAAAAAGCTATTTTGGCACAATATCTCAGCATATCTCGAAAAGTCAAATTAACATCTTCCGGCTTTTCTTTGATTCTTACGCTATCCAGTATGTCCCAGTAAACTGATTCTTGGACTGTTTCTACTGGAACACCGCAAATTTTACACGCCTCTTTGACAATATCAGTACAATATGCTGGAAACTCCAACGTGCTTTCGGAATAACTTTTGTCAAATTTTATCATGTCATCGTAAGCTGTAATTTCAACTGTCAACTCCGTAAAATACGCTGTGTCAATCGTATAAGTGCCTTTCGTTATGATTTCCACTGTGCCATCTGGTAATTTAAGCCCTACCCCTGCTTTAATTTTTGCTTCCCTGAAATCCACATCATCAAATTTACCATCTGAATTATCCAGAGTCGCTTTGTACTCCTTGGCAGCAGCAGTTCCAATGGCAATATTATTACTATCATCTGTCACAAGATCATCAATGCTATACGCCAGAAAATCTCCCGTTTCCATTTCGATCTTGACAGAACTTTTACTCAATGTGTACACATCATGTATTGAAAATTCTCGATTTTTCTTGATTGCTTCCTTATATGCATTACTTGTGTTTATCATCGCAATCACCTCTGTATAATATCCACAGAAACTTCTTTGTAGTAAAAAATACCACCTATATCACCGCCAACCTCTTTTACTATTGTTCCTCTATACGATTCAATCGTTACATTTGTTCCGTAATCACGGAACGTAATAGGGAAAAATCCTGTTGCTAAATTCTTTTTGATAAGAGCTGCCTGCTGTTCTGTAAGCCAATTCCATTTGATAGACAGATTTTTCTTTTCTGCTACGACATCTCCTACCATAGTTCCTGTAAGGGTACGGCCAGTGTCACTGCTCCATATGATTTCATCTGCCACACTCATCGAAACTGGTGCAGGCAGTTCTACGTTTCCACATTTCAATACAAACATCAGTTGCTCCTATCTAACATCTACCGTGTTAAAACGTTTATTAATTCCGATCTGTGCTCTTGTTGACGCTCGTGCAATGTCTACGCCATCTAAATTAAAACTTACATTTGCAAGTGCCGCTACAATACGCATAGTTGCATTATTGGCAATGGATTCCATCTCTTCTTTCGTCACACCTCTCCCGCCTGCTGCCGATACCGCTGCGTTTACCATTGCCTGTAATTTGCTTTCTGGTGCCACAATCTCGCCTTCGTGCCGGTTATCACCAATTACTGCTAACCTTGGTGTATTGGCTCTTACAAATCCGCCTTGTGCAAGCAGCGGTATTCTTGGTGCATCCCAGATAGGCAGATCAAATCCAAGCGTATGTCCACCAATTCCAGGCACCCAGTCAGGCACATCGATCTGCAAATTATTGAACATATTGGCAACTGAATTAACCGCACTTTCAATACCTGCTATCAGTCCATTAGCAAAACCTATCACAATATTGATTGGTGACTTAAACAGATCTGTCATTCCATTCCATATTTCCAGAACACCTTTCCATGCTTTTTCCCAATCACCAGAAAATGCACCTGTTACAAATTGAATGATTCCTCTTAAAATACGTATGACATTGTTGATATTTTTTGAAACATCCCCGACAAAATTCAAAAATATCGTACCGATTGCTTCGATAATTGGCGATATCACCGGGAAAATTGCAGATGCTATCCAATTAATAAAAGGCTTGAACACATTACGCCACAGGACATTTATAAGATCAGCAACATCCCCCACCAGTCCAATAATATTGTTGATGGTTGGCTGTATGCTGCTCGTCCATACACTCTGAAACAAGGTTGATAACTTTGACAATACCGGTGCAAAATATTTATTATATCCATCCAGCAGGGTAGATAATATTTCACTGAACCCTTCTTTAAATCCATCGAACATCGGACTGATATGCTCATCATACACAGCTAAGATTTTTTCAAAGGTCTCTTTTACCGATGTATGCAGTGTTTCGAGAACCGTACTTATTGGTTCTAATGTATTATCAATAGCATCTTTTATTTTATCTTTATTATCTATAAAAGGTTGAAGAATACATGAAAGTATGTCATTTGTCAGTTTCAATGCAAGATCTTTAGAACCCAGAAATGCATCAGAAATCATGCCAAGCAGTTCTGCCGAACATACTTCGCCATTTTCATCTGCAAACACCGAAAATACGTCTGCAAAAGATGTAAAAAAATCTCCGACCAGATTTACCGCATCTGTTGAAGTATCCAGCATACTGACTAATCTGTCATGTATATAACCTTCACTGCCCTGTAAATATCGATCTATTGCACCTACCAGATTGGAGGCAATCGTTGTTCCGATGCTTACAAAAGATCCTGCAATTTTCCCGGCGTTTAAAGCAATCGCATCAAACAATCCCGAAGCGGATGTCTGTATTTGCGGATCTGTAAATATGCTTTTTAATGTTTCACCAATACTTTCGCATTTCTTACGGATTCCATCAATTCTTTTCCCACTGTCTCCGAATCCTATCAAGAATCCTTTCTTAAATAGGCCTGCAAGTTCTTTACCTCTTTCCAGTAAATCCTGCATCTTACGATTCAAGCCATCTACAACAGTATCTCCTTCGGCAAGCTTGCCAAAATCAACACTACCAGCCACATCCGGTACGGCACTTCCTGTAGTACTACTACTGTCGTCTTTCTTGTCCAGGCGATTGATCTTATCAAAACCCATAAGGCTTTTCAGCTTTTTGGATGCTTTTTCGGCCGCATTTCCTGCTGCCGTTGTATTGTCTTTCAGATTCTCTGCCGATTCTGCTGCATCATCCATTCCTGCTGCTGTCTGCTGCATATTATCTGTTGTGCCGGACGACTTCTGCCCCGTGATCAGCTCTGTGAACGACTTAAACGCACTTGCCAGCACGCTCAGGCGACCTACTACTGCATTGATCACTCTCAGGACCGGCGTAAACAGATTGATCAGTCCCTGCCCTACTGTCGCCATAAGAGACTGCATCTGTAAAGATAAAACTTTGCACTGGTTCGCCCAGGAGTCGGACGTTCGTGCGAAATCGCCCTGTGCCGCTGACAACTGATTCTGTACGAATGAGTAACGCAAGGCCACCTTCTCAGCTTCCGACATCTTGTCGGTTGTCTTTCCAAATCCATTCGCCAGTGCGTACGCATCCAGTGATGTCTGCGACATAACAACACCAAGGTCTTTCAGTGATTCCGTTTCACCGGTAAATACCGATTTCAGCTTTGCGTATGCTTCGTCCTGGCTCAGATTGTAAAAAGATGCCACATCACCGGCCAATCCGGTCAGGGTTGTCCCCATATCAAGAGCCTGTTTCTCCGTAAATCCAAACGCTTTCGCCATGGCACCAAATGTACCGGTGTACTGTTTTGCCATGGTTTCTGACAGTCCGAAGCTTGCCGCTGCACTCTTTGCAAACTGGTCTACCTGTGCGGATAATGTTGGGAATGTAACATCAACAACGTTCTGAACCTCTGCAAGGTCCGAACCTAATTCCAGGCATTTCTTTCCAAACTCAACCAGTTTTCCGACAGCAAAGGCAGATGCCAATGCCGCACCTGCCTTTTTCGCCAAGCCCATCATGCTGTTCATCTGACGTTTAAACTGATTCTGGTTTACGACCAGATCAAGACCGATCTCGCCTATACTGTCTCTGTCTGCCATTTGTGCCACCTCCATTTTTAGGAGAACATCGGCACAATGGCACTACTTGTCCTGATTTATTTTAATTTCAAATTCTTTTCTACAGTGCCGTGCCTGGCATTTAATGAAAATGCCACAGCAAGAAGCATCCTGAACATACTGAACTTTTTGTCCATGTCCGCAAAATGGACACTTTATTTTTCTTTTTTCAATTTTGATCTACCTCCTGCCATTGTAATAAATGCCTGCTTCATCTGCTCCAGGAATACATCCCTGTCTTTTATGCTTACTTTTGCGGCTGTTCTGTTCCGCCATTCACACCGGATCCTTCTCTGCTCCGGCGTGAAATGTTTCAGCATCTCTTCATCTTCTTCTGTCCGTATCGATACCATACGGGCAAGGACCGTGTTCGGTCCAAGCCCGGCAAGCATCTGTCTGAATTCCTCCCAGGGCATTGTATTGACTTCCCTTGAAAGCCGGATCCCGTATTCCGACTGGAAGGATGCTACGATCAGGTCATAATCTTCGATCAGGTCGTAGCCGGGATCTGGGATTCCCCCGCTTCTTCTTCCTTTCCGGTAATCAGTGTGATCGCAGTCTGGACCACGATTTTCAGATCATCAAATGAAAGTTTCAGTTCTTCGATTGTTTTGCGTGCTTTCTCACTGAACAGCAGATCGTACATATTTGACACCTGTTTTGGTGTTCCTGCACCATCCCCAATGACATCCATAAGTTTCAGCACGGTTGCCGCATCTGCATTGACTTCCAGTTTTTTGTTCTTGATCACAATCACCGGATTTCCATCCATGTTCAGTTTTTCTGTAATGTCTACTGTTTTTGCCATGTTCTTATACCCCCCTATTCCGATGCCGGGATAACTTCCGGTTTTCCATTGCTCTGGATCTCGAATTCCAGCGGTGCCACTGCCGTTGAATCACCAGCACCAACATTTGTCACATTGATGACTGCACCAAGGAAATCAACCTCTGTGCCATCCGGAAATGTCCAGGCAATGTCTTTTTCTGCGTCACGTCCATTTACCCATGCCAGAGACGCGACCAGGTCGTTTCCCGGATCTCCTACGTTTCGCTTCGCAGATACCGTGATCTTAACACTCTTAGCTGTCAGCAGTCGTCTTACCCAGCCTTCTGTATCAAATGGAGTCCATTCTTCCACGCCATTGTCGAATGATACGGAGAAAGATACACAGTCTTTGATCTCTTTCATGTCCTCTTTTTCCGTTGTTCCTTTGTTGATACGAAACTGGTTTTCGTAACATGGATATACTCCTGTTTTCATCTTCGTCACTCCTTTTTTTCAAAAATACCAGCCACTTCTATGACCATTTCATAGATGCCGGCATCGTCTGTGCCAACGTCCTGAATCTCATAAAGTGGCTGTATAAATTTTATTGTTTCATTGTTTATTTCTGTATTTCTCGCCGCCCTCAGCTTCTCAAACAACTCTGTAGCAGCTTTTTCGGTGTCCCTTGGTGAACGGTTCCAGTGGACCAGGATCGTTACCGGCTTTTCACCGTACCCCTCCAGATGTGGACCACCGATAGCCGTGTGGTATGCTCTTTGGTGCTTGCTGTTGTACACACCAATGGATTTTTCCGGTTTATCCGGAAGTTTACCCATATACACGTTCTCAGAAATACCGAGGGATTCTACATAATCTCGCACATCTGACAGCATCATAATCCCACAATCCTCCTGTAGATCTCTTTGTACGCTTTCTGACAGAACTGGTCTTTGCTCCCGCCAGGCAGCCAGTCCTCGTACCATAATCCCCTTGCGTTTGGGTTTTCCTTGGTCTGAAAATGGTATTCAGGGTGGAAGTATAGACGTCTGGCTTGCGGTGCTGATGTAATAAGCGAAACCCTTCCACCTTTTTCCTTTGTAATGGTATTAGTTGCCATCGCACCATCCTCATATGTAGCAGATACCGTTTCCCCTGCTTTTATAAAGCTTCTTTCATTCTGCATCGCTCCTGTATCACGAGGAAATACCTGTGCCTGCACGACTTCTGTGTGCAATGCTTCTGCAGTCTGTTCCAGTGCCTGAGACTGTGCCTGTGTGAGCTGCTTTATCCTTGGAAAGTTCAGGTTAATAATCGAATTTACATTGATCATACCAGTAACACCTCCGTATAATTTACGCTTCCGTCCGGATTTCTGGCTTTTGTCCCCTGTTCGATTCTCCGCTTCACTCCAAACAGTTCCACTGATCCGCCGGAGATAACCGCTAGTCCCGGACAGATATCGCCCGGAAACAATGCTGTCCCGGTAATCTGTACCATCTTCTTCTCTGCTGTCAGCACTGTTTTGGCTTTATCCTGATAATTGCATTTACCGTAATACGTTATTGTCTCTAATGGCTCTCCATATTTGTTCAACCCTTCCTGATCGAACTTGCAGACGATATCTGTCCGACAGAGCCGTTTTGGTATCAAACATGGATATTTCATACCTCACCTCGCTAACTGGCAACACAGCCCCGTCTGGCAAAGCAGAGCATATATATCACGCTTCATGGCAACTCCTTTATCCATGAACACATTCCAACTGCTGCCAAACGAAGCTGATACACCATTGATACTGTAACTGGATAAAACTGTATTGATCTCATCTGCATTTTCACATTCAAAATCTGCCTGCAAACATATGACTTCCCGAATGACCTCTTTCTGGAAATCTGTTAAATTGTCAAATCCCCTGCCTACAATCCGATTGTAGGTCAGGGAATCAATGTGTCTGGATGCCTGATGCAGGGCAGATTTCAGATTTTCTTCCGGTACGGTCCTGCCGCCATAAGTGTTGATATAGTAGCTCTCTGTCACATAAGCAGCCATATTACGCTCCTGTGTATTCGGTGGTGTCAGTATCTACATACACGCTGTCGATATTGCCGTCTTTTCCGTTCGGGAATACAAAAACATCTGACAGGGAACGGTTCTGGTACAGGTAGCCATCGCCTTCGGTATGTGCTCCCGGATCAAAGTAATAGATACTTGCGATCTTCGGCACCGTTTTACAGGTCTGACCGCATGCAACCAGGACATTGATCTTTTTCGATCCTGTTGTTCCAGAAGCTTTTTTGACCGGTTCGAATCCGCCGTTTTCCGGTTCCCAGTTAAAGGAATCATAGAATCGTTCATCATCGATGACTTCCATCACAGGCACACCATCGATGTCTGTTACTCTGGTTTCAATACCGATACCGCCCTCTGCAATCTGGGTGATCTCGATCTTACGGGTGAATTCCGTAGACTGCTCCAGGGCATCCATGATTGCAGAAGTGACATACATCACCAGCGTTCCATTGGCTTTGTATCGTCTGAGTTTTCCTTTTGCCAGGATATCTTTCAACATTCCGAACACTTTCGCCTTCGTGTATGCGGATGCTGCAGTTTCCGAATGGTATCCTTCCGTTTTCTTTGCCACCTGAGCGACCTTGGAGAAAAACAGTGCATCTGTCTCTGGTGCAACCTGGGTCTGCTCAAACACATGGGAAATATTCTGGATGGATGCCGTTGCATTCGTTTCGTCTACATCGGCCTTGTCAACCAGGAATGAAATATCTCTGTCATGTTCTACCGTGTAAGGAACATCTTTCTGTGCAAAAGATCCTTTGTTCCAGCCGCCGTTGCGGTTGTGGTTCTTAAAACCGGATGTAGATGTCTGTGTAAAGTGAAATGTTCTTGCCCCCACCCATTTCACGTTGCTTGTGATAAATGGTGATGTGATCGTCCCCTGGATCAGGATCTCCAGAAGCTCCGGGCTCCACTGCTGTGCGTAATTTAATGCCATAATCTATACCTTCTTTCTTTTAGTTGAATCGGTTCCAGCGTTTTGTTGGAACTGCTGCCTGGTTTGCTGTTGTCTGCTGTGGTTGCTGCTGAGGATTGCCGCCGGTACCGATCTGCATGAAACCGGACTTTGCATCTGCCTGCGGTTTTAATGCCGGAATATCCTCCAGCACCTTATTGATTGCTGCAGTCAGTGCTTCTTCACTGACTTTCCCATCCTGCCCGATCACCTGGCTGAAATCTGCCATTTTCAAAACATACGGGATCGTCTTTGCCTGGATGCCAAGCGATACTGCCGTCATGGTGGCTGCTCTCTCAATCTGTGCTTTCTGCACTGCCGCCTGTGCCTGGGTAAGCTGCTTCTGCGTCTCAGTGATCTGATTCTGCATACCTGCTACATCTGGCTGTTTGTCCGCCTGTTGCTGTTTAAATGCTGTAATTGCCTGTTCCATCTGCTCTTTTGACAGTCCCTGCTGTTTGAAATACCCTTTCAGGACGGATTCCTCCGTCACACTCTGTTTTCCGGCGATCAGATTCGCCAGTTTGTCATAATCAAAAGCCGGGACTGACTGCCCTTCTGGTGCCTGTGGTGGATTTGCAGGGTTCTGTTCCGGCGGCTGTGGCGGCTCGGCAAAAATTTGAAGTTTCATAGAAATTTTTTTGCTCATCTTTCTTCGCTCCTTTACGGTTTTTTTACTGTGCTGTCTGCACAAATCTGACAGTTTTACGTGTGTCTCACAAAACAGTTGATAACCCGGTGTCTCCGTGTAGTTTTCTGCCTTCGGGCATAAAAATAAGACACGTAACCCCGTGCCTTAAAGGGAGATATCTGGATCACCGCCTTTCTACGGATAACCGTCTGCCGTTGAACTGTACTGTGTCGCCGATCTGTGCCACTTCATCGCCAATCTTCACCCCCTTCAACTCTGCGTGTCCGTCATTGTTCCGATATATGAACTTGATTGTCTTGTAATTGATCCGGCTCGCCAGCCAGTTCGGTGCAAGCCTGTCTGCGTCTTTTGTGACGGTGTAATGCTGCTCACTCTTCATAGATAATATCCAGACCGTAGGCAGTTGCCGCTTCGTGCTCAATGCGACAACCTCTTGCCTCTTCCCAGCCTTTGCAGAAATAAGCAGCATGACAAAGGCTCATATTTTCCAGTGATTTCGCAAGAAAACATAATGGAATCTGTACAACCCCACGTTCTTCCATAGATTTTCTACTATACCATTCATCCGTGAAAAGAGTATTTACAATTTTATATCCTTTTTCCTCTAAAACTGCAATTGCCTTTTCTCTGGTTGCCTTAATTTCTTCCTCGCTCTTTCCAGCCATTGGCTGTGATAACATTGCTTTCATTCGCTTATTCCTCCTCATGACATTTATTGTGCACTTTCTTGTACACATCTTCGTAAAGTTCCTGCTTATCACCGTTGTATGTATACTCTGCATAGATACCATCACCGCTCACCGTAGTAGATACAAGACATTTGTAATTCTGTAAAGTCTTGCAGCTCCATACTACGAATACGTTAGATAAGTCAATTGGCGGCGTTACTGGTGTATCGGCAAAACCATTCTCGTTGTACCAATCAACCAGTTTCTTTTTACAAACGCTTTCAAAATGTGCCATCCCTGTGATGATCATGTTCTTATCCTCGCTTTCCACATTTAATGCATTTCCGTTCATAAGTGCCAGATTTATGATTATACCGTTTTCTGTACTTATGTTTACAAAAGTACTGCATTATTTTTTGAAACATCTTGAAATCACCTCCTTAAAAATGGGTACAAAAATACCACCGGCCTTTCGGCTGATGGTATCAAATTACATTTGTTGCAGTATCCACAATTTCTGTTCCTTTTTCGAATACTATTTTTATTTAATAAATTCCACTGTTTTTCCAACAAAATCCCCTTGTGCTTCTATTGCGATATGTCGAGGCAGGTCATACACAGGAACAATATTGTAAATCTTTCCTGCTATCCTGTACTTGGTATAGTTATTCATCGGCAAATCATCACTTAATTCAAGGGCTGCATATTTTCCGATGTTCATTTGATTTATAATCTTCCTCATTCCCATCTGCCTCCTTTCTTATATGTTTCTAATTGTTTTTGATACGATTCGAGCTGTTTTTGAGTTAATTCAAGTTCGTTTCTCGGTATCTTATACTTTGCTGCATTATCCAAAAGATATTGCTTTGCATCAATTTCGTTCAAAATAGTTCGCAAAGGTTCTCCTTTATCATCATTTATTTTAGCGAAATTCTGCTCAAAATGATGCGTTTCTTCCAAAACTTCACTGATGCATACATCTTTACGAAAAATAAGTATATCACCCATCGTTGAAGCTGCCGCCCCTACTTTTTCCAGATGCTCCTCTGCTTCTTTCGTTCCACGAATGATAAGAGCTCCTTTTTTCTTAGCCGAAATAGTCAAATTATCAAATGTGGTATCACTGATAAATTTGAGGTTAGCTCTTGGATCATCTGCCTTTCTTGTCATCTCTATTATATCAGAACCAGCCTCTTTTGCAACCGTTTTCGCCCCTGCTCTTTTCTTTGCTTCTTCTATGACTTCTGCTATCTGATCCGGAATTTTCTCGCCTTTTTCCATAGCAAGAAAGCCTTCTGCAAACGTCTCATAGGGACTTTCTGTAGCATAACGGCTGATGCCAGACGCAGCAACCTTTGCCCTAGCTGAATAATGCTTGTTTACATCGTATCTCCAGTCTCGTGCATAGAAAACACCTCCCATATCACGCATTCCAAAAGCATCTTTTTTGATTGTATAGTTTGTTTCTGCATGGCGATGGATAAAATGACCATATTCATGTGTAAAGCAGTCGGTAAGATTCTCTCTGACTGCCATCCGTGTTTCATTTAATTGTATTTCTGCATATGTTTTCTTTAATCTGGCTTCTTCTCTTTCGAATCCTTTGACTGATTTGTCTGCCAGAACCGCATCTGCCTCTTCAAGACTCTTTTTCGCTCTGTTTATAATGTCATAATGTTTATTATACTCAACCAGAGAATTTTCGGATTTTGCGACCTTTTTCAGATATTCTTTCGAATCATTGAAATTGTTCGAAAGATATATGGTATCGTCAAACCAATTATACGTTGCGGTTGCGTCCCTTACTTCTAAAGGACTATATTTCACTGCTTTTGGCATGATTCCGTATTTGTCATGCAGCTCTCGTATTGTAGTTTCCAATTCATCTACGGTTTCCGGTTTCATTCTCTTCGAAAATTTTGCTTCTTGAAGTATACCATCTTCAATCAATCTCTTTTCTACATCATTTTTGTATACTTAGAGGATATGATACCTACTACACTGAATGTATTGATAACTCTGGAAAATATCTTTTAATTGCTATTCCTTCTACCGCAACTAAAGACATTTCCAATATTTGCAATACATTCTTAGAAGGTCACCTCATCACCATGATCGACTATGCCACTGTAGATAATGTTCGATTCATAAAAGCGTATTATTGACTGTAATGTCAATTTGTTTATGCTTTCCCGGATTGGCTGGATCAGCATTAAACAATTTTTGTAATGGCCAGCCATCTGGTCCCGGGAAAGTAACAACAACAGGCTCTTGCACTTCTCGACCGTTGATTTTCAAAATGTCCCTGTCAATATCTGCTTCTAAAGATCTGATACACATTTCTCCTACCCCGCTTTCTGTTCTGTCATGGTTGCCATCGTTGAAATGATTCCGTCCATTTTACCCTTTGCATACTCTGAGAGATTATCCCAGTTCTCAGCAATTTTTTTGAAATCTTCCAGGCGTTTTTCTTCTTTTGTCTGATTAATCTGTTTCTTCATGTTCTCACCTCGCTTTTATTTCGTTGTGATATTACTATATAACAATGCAATTATTTTGTCAACGTTTTTTATAAAAAATTATTGCAACGCAATATTTTTTGTGTTATACTTCGTTTAAACATAGAAAAGCGAGGTGATTAAATACGAACGAAAGGATACGTAAAATAAGAAATGCACTAAACCTAAACCAAACCGTTTTTGGTGAACGTATAGGAGTTAAACAGTCTGCTATCGCCAGTTACGAATCTGGTGCCAGAACTCCTCTTGATACAGTTATTGTTTCTATATGTAGAGAGTTCAAAGTAAATGAAGAATGGCTTCGTACTGGTAAAGGTGGAGATGACAACATGTTTATCAAATCAACACCTTACCAACAAGCTTACAACCGTTTTGGGTATATTATGGAAAACTCTACACCTGCAAAAAAAGCAGCATTATCCATGCTACTTGAAATGGTATACTCTATTCCTGACGATTCATGGGATGCCATTGTAAGGCAATTTGAAGAATTAAAAAAGGAAGGCTAGGCAGCCTTCCCGATCATTCCTTTGATTAATTGAACAAGCCTTTTTATTTGCTCTTCATTTAATTGATCAATGAGTTCGTTTAATTCTTTCTGCAATGTTTCTTTGTCCATCCTATGTACCTCCCGATTACGTTTTTTCAAACATTTGTTCGAAAAACTTTGGTTTTATATTATCACAAAAATATTTGTGATGCAACTGTTTTCGAACATTTGTTTTAGTAAAATTTTCCTTTCATCTTAACAAACGTTTCAGGAGGAAAAAAGTTGTGCGTTGTCCGGAATCCCGGACGCTTTTTGAAAATCACTTATATTCAGACTCATAAAGATCTGAAATTGTGGTTTTCAACCCTGCTGCCAACTGTTCCATAGTTGCCAGAGTTGGACTTACATGGTCGGTCACTATGTCACCGATCGTAGACCGGGGAACACCGGTCATAATTGCGGCCTGCCGGATTGACAGGTGGTGCTGTTCCAAGAATTGAGATAATAATATTTTCATGGTGTTATTATCTCTAAAAGTCAAAAAAATATTCAAAGGAGAAAAGAGTTATGGGAATCATGGATGCCTTTAAGGGCAAACAATATAAAGAAGAGGTTGAAAAACTTACAAAACAATTAAATCAAATGCAAGAGCTTTTAACTCCTGAAATGCAAGATGCTATGCTTTTGCAACAAAAAATTGATGACTTAAAGATACAGGAGCAAAATCAGCAGCAGGCAGTTTCTCAACTGTATAAAAATATTGAACAGTTAAATAACACTATATCAAAATTAGATAAGACGATTGAAGACAAAAAATCACAAATTGTATGGATGGACGATGAAATTCTTGTTCAGGAATTCGGACTATATACTCCGAAATTTGACTTTGCTTCTTCTCTTGATTATAAAGAAGAACTTGCTAAAATTCGTTCGAAGCAAAAAGAGCTTATCAAACAAGGACGTGCAGTAAGTGGCGTAACAAATTGGCAAGTAAATGGCAGTGCTGCAAAGGGCAGAAAACTGGTTTCCGACACCCAAAAACTTCTCTTGCGTGCTTTCAACGGCGAATGTGATGAACTGGTTTCTAAGGTTAAGTATACAAATTTTGATGCATCGTTAAATAAGATACAAAAATCTGCTGAAACAATTTCCAAATTAGGGACTGTCATGAACATATCCATTTGTCGTGGATATCTGGATGCAAAAATAAAAGAGCTGCGATTGGCTTTCGAATATCAGCAGAAAAAACAGGAAGAAAAGGAAGCTCAACGTGCTGCAAGAGAGGAGCTTCGTGAAGCTGCCAGATTGCAGAAAGAAATCGAAGCCCAGCGTAAAAAAATAGAAAAAGAGCAAACTCATTATTTGACAGCATACCATAAAATTTCTGTACAGTTACAGGCGAATCCTAATGACGAAAACTTGATCGCAAAAAAAGCAGAAATTGAACAGCAATTAGGAGAAATTGAAAAATCCATCAAGGATATTGACTATAGAGAAGCAAACCAAAAAGCCGGATATGTATATGTCATATCCAATATTGGTGCTTTTGGAAAAGACATCTATAAAATAGGTATGACACGAAGGCTTGATCCTCAAGATCGAATAGACGAACTCGGAAGTGCTTCTGTCCCATTTAATTTTGATGTCCATGCCATGATATTCTCTGATAATGCCCCTGCACTTGAAGCTGCACTTCACCGAGCATTTGAAGATAGAAAACTCAATATGGTAAATCATCGCAGAGAATTTTTCCATGTCACTCTTGATGAAATAAAGGATGTAGTCAGAAAGAATTTTGATAAAACAGTAGAATTTACTGATGTTCCCGATGCTGAACAATATCGTATCAGTCTGAAACTCCGTGCTGAACAACCTCAAGAACAACTTGATAGAACAATTGATTTCTTTACACCAAACAGTTCTCCATCCGTGAAGCAGAAAAACTCTCCAGCGAAATCACCTATCGATCCAAAGAAAGTATTACGCACACGTTGGGGAAATTACGAAATGCCAGATCCATATAGTATTAAATTGACATACGGAGCAAGAACCGATTTGAAAAAAATAGAAAATTAAATAAAAATCCGCCCCAGTGTTACCAGCACCGAAGCGGATCTGAATACTCACCGGAGCAACCCGGTAAATATGTCCTAAGCAAGCATATTATACCATCATTGCTCTGGTTTCGCAACCAGGGTATTTTTATACCCTTAGTTAAGTATACTCAAAAACAGGAGTGTGATGGTAATGAAACAACTGAATTTCAGAGAGTGTGCCCTGTACGTCCGTGTTTCCACTGACAAACAGGATGAACTGTCGCCAGATGCACAGATCCGTCTTGGTACGGAATACGCCAAGAAAAACGGTCTGCACGTATCGAAGGAGCACACTTACATAGAGCACGGCATATCCGGAAGGAAGGCCGACAAACGACCGGAGTTCCTGCGGATGATCGCCGCAGCCAAATCAGAAGAACATCCTTTTGATGTGATCCTGGTCTGGAAATTTTCAAGATTTGCAAGGAACCAGGAAGAAAGCATCGTATACAAGTCCTTGCTTCGTAAAAAGTGCGGCGTGGACGTTGTGAGCGTATCTGAGCCGATCATAGACGGACCTTTTGGCGGTCTGATCGAGCGTATTATTGAATGGATGGATGAGTATTACTCTGTGCGGCTCTCCGGCGAAGTGACAAGAGGGATGACCGAAAAAGCTCTCCGCGGCGGTTATCAGGCACGCCCGCCACTTGGCTACCGCATCGAAACCAAGAAAGAGCCGCCTGTGGTCGTTCCGGAAGAAGCCAAAATCGTCAGAAGCGTGTTTGATATGTATGTCAACCAGCACAAGGGATTCTTTGACATTGCCAGGGAGTTGAACCGCCTCGGCTGCAAAACGTCCCATGGCAAGGCATTTGAACGCAGGTCGATCGAATACATCATCCAAAATCCCACGTACTGCGGCATGATCCGCTGGAACCGCACGACAAACGAAACGAATGTGATCAAGCCGAAAGATGAATGGATCATAACGGAAGGGAACCACGAGGCGATCATATCAAAGGAACTGTTTGAACAGGCACAGAAGCGTTTCGAAAGCGAATACCGCCCAAGAGGTGCCCGCCCTTCGTCCACTTACCGGCACTGGTTGTCCGGGCTGATGAAATGCCCCGCCTGCGGCCGCACGATGACTGCCAAGCACACTGCAGGTTACTGCTATTTTACCTGTTATGGATACTCAAAAGGAAAATGCCTAGCAAAACAGTCGATCAGCTCACGCATCATAGAAAAGAGCGTGCTGCAGTCTATTTCGGAAGTGCTGGCAGACAGTAATCTGTCTTTCCGACTTGTAAAACAGGAAAGCAAAGAAGAGATTAATCGTGAGTCCCTGATTCTTGACCAGCTTTCACGGATTGCCGGAAAAGAACGACGGATCCGGGACGCATACCGGGACGGAATTGATACTTTAGAGGAATACAAAGAGAACAAAGCAATACTTGTTAAGGAACAGGAGACGCTGGAAGCAGAACTTGAGCAGCTCCGCAGCGTGTCCCCGAAAGAAGATGATCCGACGTCAGCCATGCTCGCCAGGGTAAGCAGCGTGTATGAAATACTGATGTCAGATGCAGATGATACACTGAAAAACGAGATGCTGAAAACGATTGTTGAAAAGATTGTTTATGATAAAAACACCGATACCTTAAAGGTCTACTACTTCTATAACCCTTGATTTTACTGGCTTTTTCGGTGT